CAACAAGATCAATATTCATATAGGTGCCGCTTACAATGATAAGCCCACTACGATTACACGATGGATCAAGAATTATTATCGACTATCAGAATCGGTTCGAGCTCGGCTTGTTATTGAGAACGACGACAAAGGATCTATGTATTCAGTTCGCGATTTATATGAGATGGTTCATACCCATACTGGTATTCCTATTACCTTTGACTATTGGCATCATACTTTTAATACCGGTGACTTATCCGAGGAGGAGGCATTCTTTATGGCGCGTTGGACTTGGCAGAAGCATGGTGTTACTCAATGCACTCATTACTCCGAGTCTCGCAGACGTGAGCAGCAACGACTTATAGAAAATATTTGCGACAAACATAATATTGCTTGGGAGGACTTGCCGGAATGGCCTACCTTTGCTAAGGCATATAAAGAATTCAGCAAGATCAAAGAGCAAGCCCATGCAGATTATATATTGACTACTCCTAATACATATGGTGTAGATAGTCTAGATGTTGTTGTCGAAGCCAAGGCAAAAGAAAAGGCATTGCAAAATATCAATGTAAAGTGTTGTCAAACGCCATTAATTCTAGATTAACATATTTATATTAAATAGTAATTAAATTAAAAAAAAGGTCACAATGGCACAATATCGTTACAAAGCAAAACTAACCGATGACATCGAAGATGCAAAGGATATAGTACGAACTACGGGTAAAATGTTGATGGAAGGTAAAATTGATAAACAATCAGCAATAGACAATTTAGCTCGAGCTTTCCGAAAACTAGAATCGGCAAAATATTATATTGACCGAGAATAAGTGAATCGACTTTTTCCATACATCGTATTATCGGCATCTTTAAGTTTAGCTGGAATTGCTGCATATTACAGTGTGTTTGGATTAAGCAAATTATTCTCAGCTCAAGCTACCGCGGTTATCGTAATGGCTTCTGTATTAGAAGTTAGTAAACTAATAACCGCTTCTTATCTACATCGACAATGGAAAGCCATATCTGTGCTTCTAAAGGGCTATTTACTTACAGCTGTATTCATATTGATGTGTATTACTTCATTAGGTATATATGGATTCTTAGTTTCAGCATATCAAGAAACGGCATATGAACTTGCAAACCAAGAATCAAAAATTTCTGTTTTAGAATTAAAGAAACAAAGATACCAAACTGCTGGCATTGATATTAGAACTGAAAAAGAATCATTAAATAAAAATATTACAGAATTGACATCTGGATTATCTAACAACGTTATACAATATACTAATGCCGATGGTGAAGTTATAACGACAACTAGTTCGGCAACTAGACGAGTATTAGAAAAACAGTTAGACCAAACAATATCTAGAAGAGACACCTTATACAGCCGAGAAATTGCATATTCTGACTCGGTAAGTAATCTAGATCAACGGATGCTCAAAATACAAACTCAGAGCAAAGTTTCGGCCGAAGTAGGCCCTATTAAATATGTAGCACAACAAGTAAACCAGTCAGTTGATAGTGTTGTGAATTGGTTTATACTGCTTTTTATATTTGTATTCGACCCATTGGCAGTCATGTTATTGATTGCTGCAAATCGATTATTTGAAACTAAAGACCCCCTGACTGAGGTGATACCAGAAGTTGATGAGGAGGAGAGTAAAGCCAAGCGGGTTAAAGCCCCAACTCCTCCAACTTCACCACTACCAGATACATCAGAAGACATATATCAAGAAGAAAAACAAAAACCAAAACGAGTTATATTAAAATCAGAAATCTTATGAGAAAAACAAAAGTTACAAAATCTAGATCCGGGTATAAAAAAATGCAATGTAAATACTGCGATCGCATTTCGGAAAGAGTGGATAATAATGCTACAGGAATTACATGTTGGAAATGCACTCAAGACTCAGTGAATGGCAAAGTATTGGAATTACGAAAATAATTTAATATAATAATATTATGTTAGAAGCAAAAGAAATAAAAGAAAATTGGGATTCATTTCGAGCAGAGATTGATTTACAATTCCCAACCAGAGCCAAACAAATTCATAAAATGTATGATGACTTTGAAGATCGTATTGCAATGATGCCAGCATCTTCAATGGCACACTTTCACAACGCATTTGCAGGAGGTTATATAGACCACGTAATTCGTGTAATGGGTTGCACTCATGAATTATATAATTTATGGACTAAATTGGGTGCCGATATGTCGGGATACACATTAGAAGAATTAATGTTCGCAGCAATGCATCATGATTTAGGTAAAGTAGGATTTCCAGGAGATGGCAAGGAAGTTTATCAAGTAGAAACATCGGATTGGCATAGAAAGAATATGGGAAGGCTATATAAGCACAATGAAAATATTCCTTTTACTATGGTGCCAGATTTATCTATTTGGTTATTACAAAAATATGAAATATCAATGTCTTGGAATGAATACCAAGCTATTAAAATTCATGATGGAATGTATGATGATTCAAATAAACCATATTTTGTAGCTCGATCAGAAAAAGCTAAATTAAAAACTAATATGGCTATTGTTTTACATCATGGTGATCATATGGCTGCGCAAATAGAATATGAGCGTTGGAGAAACCATAAGGCAGGATCACCTAATCCAGTTTCAGAAAAAAGCAAAGCAACTAAAAGTACCGCTATGAAAAACTTAGCAGAAAATAATCCAAATATAGGTAATTCTATTGCGGATATCTTTAAGGATATGTCATGATAGTATTAATTATATTAAGCGTATTGTTTTTAGGAACAACTGTTTATTTCATATCTCGAGCATATGTATTAGCTGGAGTCTTAGCAGATCAAGAAGAATACTATGAATCGGTTGCTAATACAAATGAATACATGTATCATAAAATTAAGCAATCATATGACGCAATGCAGAATATTGATCGTTTAGAAGCATTTGAAAAAGACGATGAGGCAGGAACTACATTTGCAATGTTAAAACAAGTTATAGACGAATTAAAAGAGGAATTTGATGCCGAGGAAAAAGAAGAAAAGTAATAACTATTATACTAGAATACAAGACGTAGCTATTTGTGCATATAATAAATCAGATAGTCCGGTACAACGAGAACGAATATATAGACGATTTATATATCCACCGTTTATGAAACTTGCAGAAAATTTAATTAATTCATTTAAACCTACATACATTTTAGGTAAATGTTCATTTCAAGATTTACAAACAGATTTGGTTACATATCTAACTGCTCGTCTAGACAAATTTAAACCCGAAAGTGGAAAGTCATATTCGTATTATACTCGAACGTCATTTAATTATTTAATAGCAGAAAATCAAAAAGCATATGTTAAAGTAAAACAAAATCGAGAGCCAATTGATATTGATGAACAGCGAAATATCCCAACGGAAATGCACAATAACGATATGAGAGAAACTCTAAAATATTTTATGGATGAATATATTGAGTATTGTTATGACAATTTAAATTCAATTTTTACGAATCCCACCGATATACACGTTGCCGATTCAATTTTACATATATTTGAAACTCGTATCAATATTGAAAACTTTAACAAAAAAGCATTATACATATATATTCGAGAACGTACCGGTCTACCTACTACAAATATTACCAAGGCAATTAAAGTTTTAAAAAACATATACGAAACTAAATTTTCCGAGTATGCCAATTCAGACTTCATGAAATTACCTTTTTAATATTTATTATTAAAGGAGTCATGTATGGATAAGAATGAAGAGATATTCAAAGGAACTAGTTTTGCAGATCTTATGCATGATGTTTATCATAATTCAAAAAAGAAAGACCGACAAATAAATCAACTTATATCTCAACTTCAACCGTTGATTCGTAATGCATCTGACGCTACGATTATAGTTCCACTTATTAAAGAGTATCTAGATGTTGCAGTAAGAAATGATGATCATCTAGTTAAATTAACTGCTATAGTCCAACGTTATATATCTACAAGTCAAACTATTTCTGGGGCCGATTCTTTATTATCTGATGATGAAAAACAACAACTTATTGCGATTGCTCAAACTACATTAACGCATGAGCTTGAAGATGAGATTGAAAAAATTGACGAGGAAGACAAAGAAATCAAACAAAAAATTCTTGCTGCTAAATCTAAGTTAAAGGATACAAATGCCAAGTCATAATAATGTAGAATTTGATGTAGCAGAAGTTCTAGGATATGATTATACATATGATTGGGTACCATATTCAGAATCATCTAATGAATTTAATAATAATAATTTATTTGCAATAAAAGTACGATCATGTAGTGGTTATATCGATAGTAAAACATATATAGCTCGGCCTGCGAATAATAATATTAAAAAGATTCCATTAATAGGAGAAATTGTTTTATTATTTAAATCATATAACCAATATTCTACAAATAAAAAAACTAGAGAAATCTGGTATTATTTAGATATTATTAATATACAATCAGCAATTAATGAAAATCGGTTACCAGGATTATCTCTTTCTAGAAGATATAAAACAACCGGGGTGCAACGAAACCCGGCCGGATTAACTTTTGATGAAACTAAAAAAATATCGCCATTGCAGCCGTATGAGGGTGATATGTTATTAGAAGGAAGATTTGGAAATAGTATACGATTTGGTAGCACTATATCAACAGTCCCGGAAGATTATTATCACAAATCGCCAACATGGTTAGGAGATAAATCCGGAGATCCTATTACAATATTATCAAATGGAAGAACTAACTTAGACAATAAAGAATTAGTTGTCGAAGATATAAATATAGATAATAGTTCAATATATTTAACTAGCACTCAAAAAATACCTATAGTATTAGGAAGTGATAATAAACCTAATTCATTAACTGGATGTATTACGTTAGGGGGTAATGAATCTCAATATATTGGGTCTCAATTATTAGGGGTATCGGATAGGGTTATATTAAAAGCCCGTAAAGACCTAGTAGTTATTGATTCTCCATTGGGTATTGTTTTAAATTCTACGGGAGAAATTAAATTAGGAAGTGAAGATGCAACTGAATCTATGGTACATGGAGATGTTTTACTAGATATATTATCACTTATAATCAATCAATTTAACACCGTAATTGACCCTAACACTTATGACTACATAAATAAATCAAACGCTATTAAAGCACAACAAAAATTAAAGGAACTTTTAAGTTCTAAATACTTTATAAATAAAAATACATATTAATATGGCAATACCACCACCATTAGATAAAATAACAACATTACCAGCTCTAGGAGTTGATAAAATACAACAACAATTTAATAAATTAATTGATGAGATTCTAGATAAAACTAAAACGGTTATTACTGATTCTATAAAACTTCCAGCTGGAACTAAATGCAATGATCCTAGTATTCAAAAAATGAAAGCTGATTTAAATGATGTAAAAGATGGAATTCAAAAAATACAAGAATCAATTCCAAAAATCCAACCAGTTATAACAGGAGTTAAAACAATAATAACTACGGCACAATCAATTCGAGCTGCAATTACTATTGCTCAACTTTCTAATCCATTAACTGCTGCCGGGTTTATCGCAGCAACTGCTAATGCATTACAAGAGGAATTAATTGTAAATGCAATTGCCGCAATTGAACCATTAACTGCAGTTCCGACACAGACACTATCTAAATTAGAAACACTCATTCCACCACTAACCACAGCAATTGCGAAACTAGCTGACGCTGGTTGTGTTGATGGTGAATTAACTATACCAACATTAAATGATTCTGACTCTAATAACTTCCCAGATGGATTTGATTACAACGATTTATTGCCATCTGAATTTTATGAGGAAGTAAATGTATCTGAATCTGATATAGATCAACGTAGTGATGTAATACAACAATTGGTAGAACAACAGCAAAACTTATTAGCATCAATATTAGAAGCTCCTAGCCAAGTCTATAGACAACAAGGGTCACCGCCGGCAGAATTAGGTAAAATTGGAGATTATTATGTAGATACTGAAAATAATATAGCATATGGTCCAAAACAATCTAATACCAATTGGTAAACCCTACTTAATTAACATTATACATATTTATATAAAAAAGAATACATATGAACTCTAAAACACTTGTACATGCACTTAAAGTAGCCGTGCGTGAAGTTATTAAAGAAGAATTAACAGACATTCTTCGAGAAGGATTACAATCCACCGTTACAGAATTACAAACAGAAACAAAACAACCATTTAATAATGGAGGTGTAACAAAATCAAAAAAGCGTAAATCAACTATGTATACTACAAACAAGTATGCCGATGTTTTAAATGATACGGATGGATTGCGCGAACAAGGAACTCCATCATATTCCGAACTAATGCAAGAAGGAATGCCTGATTTGGCATTGACATCTAATGACGCTCAAGGATTTGGAATGATGCGTAATAATACAGCAGCTCAAATAATGGAAGATCCGGAAACTGGTAAAAATATGAGTGTTGATCCACTTATTGCCGATGTGATGAATCGTGATTATCGAGGCCTAATGAAAGCAATTGATAAAAAGAAAGGTAAATAATGGGATACCAAATTGTATCGTCTCCTAATATTAATGTACTTACTGGTACTGCTTTAGGTATCGGATACAATTCGTTTGATTCAATTTATATAACAATAGATCAAGCTCTAGAAAATTTTAAAAATTTATTATTTACTAGAAAAGGCGAACGATTACTACACGTAACATTTGGTTGTGACTTATTAGATGTATTATTTGAACCAAATGTATCCGAATTAAAAGAAGATATTGAAACTATTATTACAGATGCAGTATCATATTGGTTGCCATATATTAATATTGATACTCTTAATATTGTAACCGCGGAAGACGATCCAACATTACCACATCATGTAAAACTGACACTTACAATATCAATCAATGATTTTGAAACAAAAACAATAACATTTAATGTTACTGAAACCGGACAATTGGAAATAGAATAATGAAACAAGTTAAAGATATATCGTATTTAGGAAAAGACTTTCAACAAATTAGAAAAAATCTAATAGATTTTAGTAAACAATATTTTCCTGATTCATATACTGATTTTAATGAATCATCTCCCGGTATGTTATTTATAGAAATGGCAGCATATGTTGGGGATGTTTTATCGTATTATGCGGATAATAATTTAAAAGAATCATTATTAGAACAGGCTTCCGAAAGTGGTAATATTTTTGATTTAGCAAAAACATTAGGATATACAGCTAAAAATTCAGTTCCAGCATACGTAGATTTAGACGTATACCAATTGGTACCATCTATAGGTACTGGCGATGATATACGTCCCGATTATGATTATGCATTATCTATTAAATCGGGTATGCGTGTGAAGCAAGAAACTGGAAACTCGATTTTTAGAACATTAACTGATATTAATTTTAATTTTTCTTCTTCTATAGATACAACCGAAGTTACCATATATGAAACGGATGTGTCTACTAATTTACCTACATATTATTTATTAAAGAAAAAAATTAAATCAGTATCTGGGGATGTAAAAACAAAAAAATTTACATTTAATCAACCAATTGCATATGATAAAATAGCACTTACTGATTCGAATATAATTAATATTATATCAGTAACTGAATCTGATGGAGACGCGTGGTATGAGGTACCATATTTAGCCCAAGATACAATTTTTGAAACTGTACCAAATCTATTAGAAAATGATCCAGAATTTGTACAATATCGGTCTAGTTCGCCTAGTTTATTAAAATTAAGAAAAACATCAAAACGATTTATTACTAGATTCAGATCGGATCGTAAATTAGAATTACAATTTGGCTCAGGAACTTCCGATAATAATGACGAAGAAATTGTACCAAATCCAGATAATGTAGGAAATGGGTTAGCCGGGTTTAGACGTAGCATCGATGTAGATATAGACCCATCAAATTTTTTATATACTAGAACGTATGGCCAAGCTCCGTCTAATACTACATTAACAGTAACGTATACGATTGGTAATGGTATACAGGATAATGTTACATCTAATGTTCTCACTAAAATAGATTTTATAGAATATAATGACAATGTAAATTCTATTAATAGTGCCGGGGTTGTTAATTTTGTCAAAAATTCGGTTAGTGTTACTAATATTAATCCAGCAGCTGGTGCTAAATCTTTTGACTCGCTACAAGACATAAAAAATAATGCATTAGCTAATTTTGCAACTCAAAATCGTTTGGTAACGAGGGAAGACTATATAATTAGAACATATTCTATGCCAGCAAAATTTGGTAGTATTGCAAAAGCATATATTGTACCAGATGATCAAATATCTCAACAGGATTTAATTGAAACAAGAGTAGCTAATCCATTAGCAATGAATATGTATGTTTTAGGATTCAATTCATCGAAACAATTGGTTGCATTAAATGATGCAATTAAAACCAATCTAAAAACATATTTAGGATATTATCGAATGATGACTGATGCTATTAATATTAAAGATGCATTTATAATTAATATGGCATTACGATTCGAAATTTCAGTATTATCAAATTATAATAGTAATGAAGTATTATTACAATGTATTAGTTCAATTAAAAATTATTTTAATATCGACAGTTGGCAAATAAATCAACCGATAGTTAAATCAGCCGTACAAAATTTAATCGGAAATATACCAGGCGTATTGTCAGTAGTTAATGTTAATTTCGAAAATAAATATGACTCGGCACAAGGATATTCAGGAAATACATATGATTTAGCGTCTGCAACTAGAAATGGAGTAATTTATCCTTCATTGGATCCTAGTATATTCGAAGTAAAATTTCCTAATCAAGACATCCGCGGTAGAGTAGTAAGTTCTTAACCTATTCATATTTATAATAAAGGAACTATAAAATGGGCGTAATACGAAATAATCGCACAAGTATTGTTGCCGGTGGACTTATCTCAGCAAGTTACGTTTCAGATGTATATGATGTATTAACTGCTAATGCCGTTGAAGATATTGTGTTATCAGGATCATTAGGTGTTAGTGGAAGTTTAACTGCAAATTTAACTGGTACTGCTGATACTGCTAGTTATGTAATGAATGCACAAAGTGCATCATATGTAACCACAGCAGCCACTGCATCATATGTTGTTAATGCAATTTCATCTTCATATATGAGTGGATCTAGTATTACAGCTGAATCTGCGTCTATAAAATATGTATCTGTTACTTCTAATTTTATTTCACAAGGAACAGCATTTATTTATACCGCGTCATTACCTATTGCAAATCCAGGAACACAAGGACAACTTTGGAGAAGTGGTAGTTATTTGATGATTAGCACCGGATCAGGAAGTTAATTATGTTTAGAATATTTTATGCAAATAGTGATGCAACGATGTATGAGGCAACTAGTCTTATAAATTATAATACTGGATTAGACGAAATACTCGAAGTTGGTAAGCAATTAGACACTGATGGTGAAACATTAGTTAAGTCTAGATTTGTTGTAAAATTTGATATGTCTGAAATTCAAAACACACTTGCAAAATATTCTGCAGAATTAAATTCATGTAAATTTGTACTTCAATTATTTACTACCCACGCAAAAAATTTACCGGCAGATTATACCTTGGATTCTAAAATAATGGCACAACCATGGATTAATGGAACTGGGTTTGAAAATGATAGTGCTGCTACTACGGATGGTATATCGTGGGCTACTCCATTTGACTCATGGTCATTTTCACCATCAGGATCTGCGACGGTTTCTGGATCATCGTGGATATCTAGTAGTCAAGTAATCAATACCGGAGCTCCGAGTTTATATATATCTGGAAGTGGAGCTGGTGGTAGTTGGTTGTGGCAGTCTGGAAGTGGATATTTTAACACATCATCATTTGACTCAGTATATTTTTATCAACCAGGTTTAAATGAATCAGAAGCATTCTCATATAGACCAACTGATATTAACATGGATGTTACTGGTGCTGTAAAAACATGGATATCTGGTAGTGGCGGGGTTGATGTCGAAAATAATGGATTCTTAATTAAGTTTTCCGATACCGATGAAGCCGATGTTACTAAAACCGGGATCATTAGATTTTTTAGTCGAGAAACACATACTATATATGTTCCTAGATTAACGATGTACTGGGATAACAGCACTTTTACAACAGGATCAATGTCGTCTGTGGATCTTGAGTCATATTTAACTTATAGCAAGACAAAACCAACGTATAAAGATACTGAGATAACTAAAGTTAGGATATATGCTCGCGATAAATATCCACAAAAGTCACCGACAAATTTATTTCCTACCCAAACAGTTAAACATTTACCGTCGACTACATATTACGCAATACGAGATGCCGCTACAGATGAGTACATTATTCCGTTTGATAATATTTATAATAAAGTAAGTTGTGATACTACTAGTAATTTTATCTATGTAGATATGAATAGTTTTATGCCGGAACGATATTACCGCATTGAATTAAAAGTAATAGATGGATTTACCGAAGAGTATATTGACGACCAAATTTATTTTAAAGTAGTTAGATAATGGCAATCGATAAACAAAAATTATTAGATCCAATTGATTTAGAGTTACAATCAAAGTATCAAGAACTAGGTATTACTTATTTGTCAAATAATAATTCCGTAGTGAATAGAGACAGTGCAGGCAATGTAGTGTTAATAGAAAATGAATCAAATCCATTATTAATAATACAACCCGTTGTAAAACAATTAATTAATCGATCGGTAATAAAAGTTATTGACACACAGTTTAATTATTTTAAATTTCCAGTTCGAGTTATACAATCTCCTATTGATTTAGATTTAGATGTTGAATTCGGTACCGATGCATCGTATGCAAGATACAAACCACCATATGGATATGGCGAAGGAGAAATACCATTTAATGCTACATCATATGACCCGGTCGATTTTAGTGAAGTAGTAGAAGGATTACCACAGATTTCACCTAGTAGTTATACTATATCTAAAGAAATTAAAAACTCCGGAATTGATTTAAGATTTAGAATAAAAATTAATTATAGAGTCGATTCTGATTTGCCAGAACAATTTGCTGGATTTTCTATTATAAAGTCAGGCCCCGACCTTACGCCACAACCGCAATTTAGAAAATTCCCAGATCAAGAAAGTTTAAACCAATATGCAGTTCGTAACGCTGAATTAGATATAGTTATCTTAAATTCACAATTTGAAATTGGCACTGAGTTTCAAATTGGTGCTCAGTCTAAACCAATTGATGCAAATCATAGTATCAATGGCGGACAAAGTTATTGGGTAATTACCGATGCTGCAAAAAATGTAGATTTGTGGAATCAGGAAATTGAATAATGTTAACACAATATAAAAATATCGACCGAATTAATACCGCTGCAAAATCAGTGGCAGCAAATAGATTTGTAAAATCTAAATCTGATTTATTTTCATATATTGCAAATCAAACAGTAATTCCCAATACTGATATTTTAACCGGCACTGTAGATAATAGAATTGAATTTCATGTTTATTCAAATGATACATGGATTTCTGGAAATCATAAAATTTCATTTCAAAATCAAATCCCAGAATTTAAAGATTCTATAACCAATCAGAGTATCAATGTTAATACGGCAATTGGATTTGATATTTATAATGAATTTGAAAAATTAAATATTACATCTGGTAATTTTCGTATTGTTTTAAATTTCTTTAAGAATTTAATTGGTAGTTTTGAACAACAACATTTACGTATAGATGAAATTTCGCCAGATAGGAAAGAAATACGATTAAGAGCGATTGACGATACAAATCCTGAATTTTTAACTCAAATTACAAATTATATTCAATCTGTTAATCAAACATCAGATAAAGGTATATATAAATCATATCTATTAAATTTTAGTAGAAATCAATGTGTTCATTTTGTTAATAGTGTTGTTATTGGCGAATATGTTTATGTTAAACTGCAAGATGCATTACCAGAACAATTTGATACTGATTTTAAATGTTGGATTGTAGAAGAGCAGAAAGATGCATATATCGATCGAATTAATATATTAGCATCTCAAGTTAAAAAAACATTTACTGCATTGTCAAATCCAAATTGGCAAGCAAATTATTCATATGATACTTCTGCAGAAACTGGACTTAAAAATTGGACGGACCTATTAGGATCATCAATACAAACATCACAACAAGTAGTCGATCATTATTTTTCAGGTAGTTTATCTGGAATGTCATTAAATATTGATTATTCTGATTTTAATAATTTTGTATTTTATAGTTCGGCAGTTGAACGATTAGAAAATTTTAAATATAAACTAGAATTAATTGAATATTATACATCACAAAGCATTGTAATATCTGGTATATCAGGTAGTGTTGCTACTACAAATCAGTCTGATTTTAATACACTCAAAACTAATCTAATCGGTGGATTTGATAAATTTGAACATTATCTTTACTATGAATCATCGTCTAAATTAACTACACATGAAATTCCAGTAATTGATGCAACCGTGCCACAAGTAACCGGCAGTTATATACAACCAGTACCAAAATTAAATAATACAATTCCATATGCGTTAACGTCTATTACTAGTAGTCAATTTACATCTTGGTATAATATAATTTATGAAAGTGCATCATTATATGATAATTTAAATAATAATGCATTGATATATGCTGTCCCGGAACATATAAAATTAAACCCAGGATATTCACAAGTTAGTACATTTGTTTATATGTTAGCACAACATTATGATGTGTTATATACATATATTAATAATATGACTCGAATTAATAATCGGGAAGAAAATCCTAAATTAGGAATGCCTAATGAATTATTATATTCTGTAGCAAAGCAATTTGGTTGGAATTTAACAGATGGCAATCAATATCAAGAATTATGGGAATATGCTTTAGGTGTAAGTGAAACCGGTACTCCGTTAACTGGATCAAACTCTGTTGGAGATCCATCCGTCCCAGGTCAGAATATGACATATACTGTATGGCGTCGTATTGTAAATAATTTACCATTATTATTAAAGTCTAAGGGAACTAAGCGAAGTATAAGAGCATTATTATCTTGTTATGGCATACCTGAGTCATTTATTACAATTAATGAATATGGTGGACCTAGATTAGACAGAGCTCCTATATATGAAAAATTAAATTTCGATTATGCATTAGATTTAATTACAAATACAGCAGGAACTGTTACTGTAAATTATTCACAATCAATTGATACTGTACAATTACGTTTCCGTACAGATGATGTAATAAAGACTCCAACATTACCAAGCACAATGAATTTATTTACAATTGGTAGTAATACGGTAACATTAGATTATACAAGTGGCACATTAGGTACGGTTCAAATTAATGGTACTAGTAGTGCAAATATTGAATTATTCGATGGTGGATATTTAACTACCATGTTACGCACAAATGGCGATAAATTAGAAGCTGTTACTAAAAAATCTAAATATGGAAAAATTGTAGCAGCGGTATCATCCTCAGCGACTGCTTCTTTTGATTTTGAAAGTACATTAACATTAGGTGGCACTACTGGCGGAAGCAGATTACAAGGACAATTACAAGAATTAAGATTTTGGAGTTCTAGTCTTGGAGATTCGGCATTTAATAATCATGTAACTGCCCCGGCTGCATATGATGGTAATATAAATGCATATGATGAATTGGTATTTCGATTACCATTAACACAAAAAATTGATCATGCAACTACAAGTAGTTTAATTGGGGTAGAGCCAAATGCATCTGGTATATCTGCATCATTTGCTAGTTGGACTAATAATACTCCATATGATTCAATTGAAGAAACATATTATTATGACGGTATATCATTAGGTGCTGGAACATTTGATGATAATAAAATTCGTTTGGAAGATAATGATTTAATAGGAAGTTTAGACGTTAAAACTAGAGCAGAGCGTAGTCAATTTGATAAAGCTCCATTAGATAGTAAAAAACTAGGAGTATATTTTTCTCCACAAACAATGGTTGATGAAGATATTATTGCTCAATTAGGATTTACGAGTCTAGATGAATATATAGGAGATCCTGGCAGTGTAAATAAAAATGCATATCCAGAATTAATACAACAAGCAGAAGAATATTGGAAAAAATATGCAGATAAAAATGACATTAATGCATATATTAATATGTTTACATTATTTGATTTATCATTCTTTAAACAATTAGACCAGTTATTACCTGCTCGTGTTGATAAATTAACTGGTATATTAATTCAACCAAATATACTTGAACGTAATAAAGATACAATATTACCTACCATTCAAAAATTTAATGATGCATATTCAGTTACTATTGCTAATATGGATCCTACCGCATCTGCTAATTATTTACAATATACTGGCAGTGTCGATGGCAAAATTTTAACTTTATCTGCAAATGATGACGATCAATGGCAAGGATATTTAACTTCATCGGTTGCGTCAAAATACGGTGGAACGACCTATATATATGAAAATTTAATTAGATCTGGTAGTACTTATATAACATCATCTACTCCATATTGGAGAAGTGAAGGAGACTTGCCTGTAATTATATCAGCAAGTTTATCTGAATTTAAAATGGTTACATTGGTACCGCCTGGAGATTATGGTGGATATGCATATGGGGCTGGATCGTATGATATAACTGGATCGTTAGCATTTGCTCAAACGCAAGATTATTTACCAACGGGAATATTTCGACAAAAATACGATGGATCTAAGTTAACGAGTGCAGATTTTAATATAGCATCAAGACAAACTGTTGATGGTGGTGCACCGGTAGAATATCGCTCAGCTAATCCAAATCAATTGATATATCAAGATAATGGCGAACAAGGCAGTTTTGTGTTAGTATAAAACACCAGAAAATAACATTAGTTATATTTATATAAAATTAAGGTAAAACAATATGGGATATTTAAATAATTCAACGGTAACGGTTGATGCGATATTAACTCTTAAAGGACGAGAATTATTAGCAAAGGGTGGTAATTCATTTAATATTACACAATTTGCAGTAGGAGATGATGAAATAGATTATTCATTATGGAATCCAGATCATCCATTGGGTACAAACTATTATGGTACTATTATAGAAAATATGCCTATAACAGAAGCAATACCTGATGAAACACAAGCATTAAAATATAAATTAGTAACACTACCAAAACAAACTACTAATTTACCGGTTGTTAGTGTAGGTAATACATCTATTATATTAACCGGAGGACAAAGCTCTGTTATTTCTCCTGATACAACAAATATAAAAGGTGGTAATTCTAATTTAGGATATACATTTATATTATCCGATTCTACCGCAGCAACTTTACAGATAGATCAAGCGTTGCAAAATTCAGTACTACCTACGACTCCTAGATTTATTGGAGATAATGAAGATGCTCAAAGTGTTGCAGTCGCAGGATTCTCAATTAGAGTTGTAGCAAAAGATTTATTAAATACTGATAAAACTGCTACTATAACTGTTATTGGAAATGAAACTGGTGGTAGTATTACTATAAATTTAACTGTGAATAGGATAACTGCCGTGAATGCTTTATCGGCATCATAAAAAGATGAATATGAAAACAATTATACAATTAAAAAAACAACAACGACTAGGTGGGGTTCCTCCGCGAAGTGAACGTCAGCCTGATCGAACAAGTATTCCTCAAAATACCGTCGGGGCAGATGCAATTAATCAGCAAGTACAACAATTGGCTCAACAATTAGCTAATGAAATTATTGCTGAACAACAACAAGCACAAATTATTGCAAGGAATGGTAGAACGTTTACAAAATTCGATACTGTTAATGATATTGTAGACAATCAAACTGAAACTGTTACTGCTGGGTTATGGAGTGGTAATACCGCAAGTTTAACTACATATTTTACCAGTTCAATTGAAACTACATCACAACGTAGATATTATATAGACACATATGATGGCGCACCTAGTTTAACAGATTCAGCAGTTCAATTTTCATTGGCATTCGGTCATGCATTAGGAAGTGGTTCGGATTCACAAGGGCAACTTAATGACTCTCCATCTAAAGCAATATATTCTCAATACCGACAATTATTATTAAATCCAAATGATAGTAGATTTACTACTGCCGGCTCTGGAAGTACTGATTATTTTTATGCGGTTAATTTTAAACGTAATAGATTGAAAGAACGATTAGATGCTGGTAATTTTGAATTACCGTTACGATTTATGTCTGCTTCATTAGACACGAATGCTACCGGTAGTAATGTTGCTGTTAGTAGTAGTGTTGTATATTCTTTAATTGACGATTCATCTCTTGCAAGTGCAACGGTTGGAGATTCTGGTAGAGTTTATAATATAGTATCTGGATCTATTAATAGTGGAGTATTTAATCCTACCGCACCAGTATATTATGGATTAGCATATCCAGATTTTGGGACATTGATATTAGACGGTAAAATGTTAGATCAACAACTTAATTTTCAAACAAATACTGGTTCTAGTTCTGAAGGAAATAATCATTTCCGTTTATTCCATTCTGTATCTGGATCGGCTTTATTAACAAATCCCGAAACAAGTGACCCATATGGCTTCCTAGCTAGGAATTCTGAAAAAATAACAAGTACACATTATTTTGTAAGGATTAAAAATGCAGAATATAACTTCTCAAACAACCCATCATATGTTACTGGTAGTGTTGGAGAATTATCACAAACTACATTTGTAGGCGATCCTAAAACATATATCACAACAGTAGGCTTATATAATGGCTCACAAGAATTATTAGCAGTTGCTAAATTATCTAAACCGTTATTAAAATCATTTCAACGAGAAGCATTGATACGTGTTAAGTTAGATTTCTAAATTAAACCATAAGATTTAAGCCCCGGTATATTTATATTAAATGTCTCGGGGCTTTTTACTATTATGTCAGAAATAAAAATAAAAAATACAGAAAACCCATATCAAGGAGCATACCCAACCGTTTTTAAAAAAATTGATCAGTCGGATGTAAAACTTAATCCATTTCAAGTTTTTAAAACGTTTCAATTTGTTTCAGGGAGTGCTACTAGTAGCGCGTTACCATTACAAGGTATATATTCTGACTTAACTAATTTACCGGCTATTGGATCTGGATTAGTATATAATGATGCATCGAATATAGACAGCAGTTTGCAGAGTGTTATGTATTTTTCAATTAATCATTTATATTATAAACGTAAATCACAACCAGCAAATACATTCGGCCCAACTAATTTAAATCGAACAAAAAAATTCTTATTTGAATCAGCTTCGGTTTTTTCTATTCCACAAAATAAAATTGGTGAAAGAATTAAACCTGCATCGTTTCAATTTACAAGTAGCGTATCAGGATCATACCACTCTGACAGATATGGTAATATTTTAGATTCTGGAATTAATACTTCATCTATTATTAGCGACGTTAAATTTTACGAAGGATTTAATGAGTATTTTGACCCTAGTAGAATTCACAATGAAACTGCCGGTGTTACATATGTCGATGGAATTCCAACTTCAAATGTTAAACAATTACCATTAGGATTATCGGGTAAATTTAGTGGTGCTGGTTATATTGAATCTAATTTAGACGGTCAATATAATCGTGACTCAGATTACTCGATCTCAATGTTTATCAGTGGTACAAATTCAACGTCTAACGATCAATTAGTAGCAACTAAAGCAACGAGTTCATTGACCCAACAATACCCGTTTAGATTAGAACTAAGTGGTAGTAATCAATTAAAATTTAGTGCACAAGGAAGTAAAAATTTCAATACAATGATTACATCATCGGCTGATGTGTCTAGTTCATGGACTCATGTAGTTTGTCAAAAAACAGGTAGTGAATTACAAATGTATATTGATGGTACATTACATGCATCACAATCTAGTATATTGTTACAAGATATTCAATCTCCATTAACGGCTAGCTCTAGAATAGATAATTTACAAAATTTATCAATAGGCGGATTTGGTAGTTCTAGTATGAATTTACAAGGACAATTGGATGAAATACGAATATATAACAAAGCATTAACTGCAACTGAGGTTGGTTACTTAGCAAATCGAACTGAAGGTGGTACTACACTACAAACACAATTTGTCGGCAATGTATTTGGAAAACAAGGAATTGTTGTTTTATCGTCAGTCGATTACCGTATTAATGATCTATTAAATACACCATATACTGCCTCATATAAAAGTACAGTTACGATACATGAATTGAGTACTATAACTAAATTAGACGCTGGTGATTTTAATATGTCGACAAATTTAACACTAACAAAAGATAATAATGAAACATATCGAAGTTTTGTTTCCGGCAGTGATTTTTCACCTTATATAACTACAATTGGATTATATAATGAAGCAGGACAATTGTTAGCTATTGGTAAATTAGCTCAACCAATTAAAAAACGTAGTGATGTTGATATGAATTTTTTAATCCGTTTAGATTTAGATAAAAATATAACAAAATGATACGACTTAAAAACATATTAAATGAATTATCAGACAATGAATTATCTGTGTTATTAAGTAAAATAAAGAATGATGAATTCCGGTTTCTTGCACAAGGTGATAATGGTCGTGTATATGAAATTAATGGCGAAGACAAAGTTTTTAAAATTACTACCGAAACAGAAGAATTTGAAGTAGCAAGTGTAATTGTTGGACGTAAAGGTGAATTTAGTGCATTTATTCCAATTTATTATATCAATGAAAAAAAATTACTATATATAATGTCTAAAGCAGATCAATTATCAAACATAGACAAACAAAATATAGAACAATTCTTGCAAGGATATAAAACATATGCTCATGGCCAAGGTGGGGAAATTTCTATATTTGATTATTTAAGTGATGATGGTGCTCGAGATTTAGATCAGGAAGTAGTTTCATTTTTAAAATCATTGCAAACTGATGTTGGTAAAATGGGTATTTCAGAATTAGAATTAAATTTAGATTTTAAAACTGATAATGTTATGAGATGGCAAGGAAAATTAGTATTAATAGATTGGTAGATATTTATATATAGAATGAGTAAATTAATAGAAAATATTATACGTAGTGTTTTATATGAAAGTATTACAAGTGGTTGGTACTTTACAATTTTAGGTGGTGGAACAATTCGTACGAAGTTAGCACATCAATTGGCTCTACAATTGGGAGCGTTTCAAGGTGTTATTGTTATTGCGACGGCAATGCCGGATAGTACACCTTCACAAGATATAGAGACAATTATATCAGATGTCGTATCAACTACGTTTAAACGTACCCCAGTGTATAGTAAATTTTATGATGACAATCAATATTCATATATATTTCAAGTATTAAAATCAAAAAAGAGACGAAAGAAATTTTTATTTTTAATTGAACGAAAATCTAAATATGCAAAATTAATCAATCAGATTAAAACTGCAGAAGCAGGGGATGGTTATTTTATAACTTCTCCTAATCAAGATATAGATAAAATTGGGACTATACCTGTTATGTCAGGTGATGAATATCGGTTATGGAAATCAGGTATAGATAAAACTATACAAAATATAGAATCTAGATCTAAACAAAGTGATAGTAATATTACTCCGAGTATGGTTGATGCTATTAAAAAAACATATAATAGTATTAAATTTTTAGACGTGTCCAAGATGAAAGTTAAAGTTGATATTCCAGACGTAGAAGCAACAGAAACAATTGAAACTATAGATCAAGACGGATTTAGAGGTACGGCTCGAAAAACAATAGATGCTACAGGTAAAGTAAAATATATTCCAGTTGAGGGAATACAGCGTGTTGCACACAGAGATGATGAAGGAAATGTAATACCAGGTTCAGATAGTGGACAATTTGATGGAAAGTTTGCTGAAAATGGTATGCTACAAACAGGAACAGTAACATGGTCCAGACCACGTGGTTCTGCAGGCAGTATATTAGGAGGCATAGAAAAATTTACCGGGGAATTATTTACATATAAAGAAGCTTCGATGGGTGATATTGACATAGAAAATCCTGGTTTCAGTTTCCAATATGATACTGGATATTTTAAATATTGGTCTGGAAACGAATTCCGTGGGTCATATAAATCAGTAAAAAGTCAACAATGGGATGGCGATGGAAGCCTTGGACAGAAAACCAATCAATTAAGTCGTGATTTAATATCTAAAAATTGGACGAATGGTGACATGGTCACATGGATTGAAAACTCATTGAAAAAACAAAATATATCATATACAATTGTACTTTTATTATATACAATTGGAAAACAAATAATATTTAAAGGAGATTTTTCTCCTCGTCCTAATAATGGTGTACTTTTAATAAATAGTAGCGTTAATGCATTTGGAAGTAATCAAATAGGTACAATTAGTAATGGCCAGGTCAATAAAATAGAATTTACAGAAGACTTTTTAACTAAATTAGAAAATGCAAAGCAAGAAATTGATGCAATAAAAATATTCGAAGATGAAACTGGAGATTTAAAATTTATAAGTATTAAATCAGGTGCAGAGTTAGCTTCTGAAGTTTCTATTCCCAAATCAGAAGTGAAAGATTTAATATTGATTAAAGCAGTAGGAAATCAAGGTGAATATCAATTTTCATATATGAATACCAATTTAAATAAACGTTATCCAACGCCGGGAAAATATATATATCAGTTAAATATTACAGACGAAATTGACCCAAGCAAAAATGTAGGATTAACTCCAGAATTTATCGAATTACAAAAAACATTAGGAAATATAAAATAGTTATGAAACGAAATCATTGGCATACTGCCGGCAGCAAAAAACGACAGGCAGCTTATAAATACGGTTATAAATCAGGATTGGAATTAACTGTAGCAGAACAAATCAAATCAAACAATTACGATGTAAATTACGAAACTGAAACGATTCATTATACCGTTCCAGAATCAAAACATAAATATACACCAGACTTTGTGTTTACAAAAAAGAATGGCGAATTAATGTATATAGAAACAAAAGGTCGGTGGACTGCAATTGATCGTAAAAAAATGAAACATGTATTAAATTCTAATCCTGACAAAGATATACGATTAGTATTTCAAAATCCAAATCAAAAAATATCAAAAGGTAGTAAAACTACATATGAAATCTATGCAACTAAGTTAGGTATTGAATATGTTGCAAAAAAAGATATTCCATTGGAATGGATGGCGGAATGTTTGAAACCAGGCGAAGAAGCACATGATCCGAAACGTTTTTTCGTATAAGGTTTGATTTGTGAAAAAAAAATAATATATTCATTAAAATGATGTTAATTATTTAAAATGATTGATTCAGTCTTGAGTCGATCGTTAGACCATATATGTGTCTGACTATAATTAATTATAATATATATAAATATTAATTGGATTAATTGGATTAATTACAGTTATTTCTTATTATATAGTATATGCAAAATATAAAATTACTACAGTTGCTGGAATCGGTATTAGGTAAAGGTAAATCTACATCTGGTAATAACATTGCATTCTTCTCTCCATTTACTTCACATTATAAACCTAAATTAGAAATTGATATTAATACAACATCAGAAGGCCAAAATGCTTGGCACTGTTGGATATCTGATAAAAAAGGAAGAAGTATAAACAGTTTATTTAAACAAATGAACTTAGGCAAACAATATTTTGAACAGTTATCTCGTATAATTCAATCAGCAAAATATAAAACCTTTGATACTGACACTACTCCAGTTGAAACAATATCATTGCCCGAAGAATATATTCCATTATGGAAACCTAAAATGACTCCTGACTTTCGTAATGCAATGTCATATTTAAAACGACGAGGAGTAACAATATTTGATATATTAAAATATCGAATTGGATATTGTGAACGTGGCGCTTATAATGGCAAGATAGTTATTCCTAGTTATGATTGCAACGGCCAATTAAATTATTTTGTAAGTAGAGCATTTTATAATGCAGATAAATATAAACACAAGAATCCTAAAGTTAGCAAAGACATCATTGGATTTGATTTAACAATTAATTGGGCGGAACCAATAATATTATGCGAAGGGGCATTTGATGCAATTGCAATTAAACGAAATGCAATACCATTATTTGGTAAAATTATACAACCACAATTACAGAAAAAACTTATTGAAAATAGAGTCAAGGACATTTATATATGTTTAGATGCGGATGCAATACGTAATGCGTTAAGTATAGCAGAAAAATTTATGGGTGAAGGATTAAATGTATATTTTATAGAATTAAAAGATCAAGACGCATCCGATTTAGGATTTCATCGTATATCGGAAATTATAGAACAAACGGGAGTAATGACATTTGAACGATTAATGCAACTCCGAATGGGTATTATATGGAAATAAAACAAATACAAAGTAAGATACAACAAGCAGATCGTATCTATCATATATCAGACGTACATATTCGTACATTGAAACGACATAAAGAATACCGAGATGTTTTTCAAAACATGTTTGCATATATTAATCAATCTAAAACAGCAAACAGTATAGCAGTAGTTACTGGAGATATTGTTCATAGTAAATTGGATATGTCCCCCGAATTGATTAGAATGCTTACTGATTTCTTTCGTGGATTTAATATTCCTACAATTGTTATTCTTGGTAATCATGACATGAATTTAAACAATTTATATCGTGAAGATGCATTGTCTCCGGTATTGGATATGATTGCTAACGACAATATTGTTTTTATTAAAGACAACGGCGTATTTGATTTTGCTGGATTAACATGGAACCATATGGCGGTTGATGTAGAGCCTACTCAATATGTAAAAGGCAAAGACATTGTTACTGATAAAATAAAAATTGCATTACACCATGGAGCCGTTCATAGTGCAAAAACAGATATAGGATATGAAATTTCCAATGAACATGTTACTACAGAATTATTTGCCGGACATGACATGACTCTATTAGGAGATATACATAAACCAGCACAATTCTTAACTGATACGATTGCATACCCTGGATCTTTAATACAACAAAATCATGGTGAAGCATTAGACCATGGTATACTTGTCTGGGACGTAAAAACACAAACTGCTGAATTTGTAGAAATACACAATGATTATGGTTATGTGACAATCGAAACCGAAGGAGCTCAAATTGTTAAGTCTCCACATCGTATGCCTGATAAACCTAGAATACGAATTAAATTTAACGAAACCAGTGCCTCCGATATGAAACGATTGGTTACTATGATTCGTAAAAAATACAATGTCCAAGACATTACTATACAACGAACTATATCCGCACAAAATAATGTAGAGTCAAGTGCAATTACAATTGGCAATGTTCGAGACGTTGAATATCAAAATACTTTGTTAACTGAATTTATTAACACTAAATTTCCACAAGCAACCACAAATGAATTAGACGCAATACGACACATTAACCGATCTATCAATTCTAAACTTCCTGCAGTAGAATCAGTTAGACATATAACATGGCATCCGGTATCATTTGAATTTGATAACATGTTTTCATATGGAGAAGATAATCGTGTAGACTTCAATAAAATGAATGATGTCTGTGGTTTATTCGCAGCAAATACATCTGGTAAATCTAGTTTATTAGACGCAATAACATATACTATATTTGATAAATGTAGTAAGACCTCCAAAGCCCATGAAGTTTTAAACAACAAGAAATCGGCATTTCGTGGAGTATTTAAATTTAAAATGAATGATACCATTTATACAATTGAACGAGTAGGCACTAAGAAAAAAGACAATCATGTAAAAGTAGACGTTAATTTTTATACTGAAACAGAAAATTTAAACGGTGATGAACGAAGTGACACAAACAATAGTATACGTCGTTATTTAGGAACATACAATGACTTTATATTAACTGCATTTTCACTTCAAGCAGATAATAATAATTTTATAGAAAAGTCACAACGTGAAAGAAAAGACTTATTATCACAATTTTTAGATATAACTGTATTTGAACAACTATATCATTTAGCAACTGACGAAATAAAAGAAACTGCAGGACGACTCAAAGCATTTAAAAAAACTGATTTTGCAGAAACTATAACGAGTGCAGACGCAATTATACAAAACAATGAAAAATTAATTGGCAATACAAATAAAACTGAATCAGATAAACAAATTGAAAGAAACCAATTACAAGATTCTATAATAGAATTAATTGAAACAAAGAAACCTACAAGTTATGACGGTGACGGTATTGAGTCTTTACGAGAAACTGAAATTGACTTAACTGGCAAAATAGAAACATTACAAACAACAATTGAAGAAACAGAACAAACAATATTGCAATATCAAAGTAAAATTAATATAATTGAAACTGCATTAAAGGTACAAAATTATGATGTTGTAGATCTAAAAGACAAAGTACAACAATTAACAACCGCAGAATTTGTTCTTAAAGATCTTAAAGAAGAACAAAAAAAACAACAAGGAATAGTAAATGATAAGCAAAAGAAGATTGAACATCTTGAGACGCACAAACATGACCCGGATTGTGAATACTGTGTGTCTAACGTTTTCGTACAAGACGCAATACAAGCCAAGAACGAGATTAATCAAGATAGAAAAATATTAAAATCTAAAGATAAAAATATTGAATATAAAAACGATGAAATACGCGAATTAATAAAACATGAAATGCGTCTTGATGAATTTAATCAATCTAATGATAATATTGATTTATATAAAAATAAAATAGAGCGCAACGAACTACAACTTCAAATTCATGAAAATGATTTACAAACTAAAGAAACCGAACTAGAAAATAACATAGAACGACAAGACTTATTTAAAAGAAATGAATCTGCAATAATATGGAATGTAGATGTTGATAAATTAATTAGTGAATGTAAAGGTAAAATTGATACAATTACCGGTCAGATAAAAACACTGCAAGATCAAATAAAAACTAATCATGGAGAAATACAAGTTGCAAAAACTAAACGTAAAACTGCATTAGAACAATTAGAAACATATCAGCAATTAGAAATAGAATATAAAGCATATGAATATTATTTAAAATCAGTTAAACGGGATGGTATTCCATATGAATTAATATCCAAGGCAATTCCTAAAATTGAATCTGAAATAAACAATGTGTTAAATCAAGTAGTAGATTTTAATATGGTTATAAATACAGATGGTAAAAATATTAATGGATATATCATATATGATCAAGACAATTTTTGGCCGTTAGAATTAACAAGTGGTATGGAACGATTTATATCTAGTTTAGCAATTCGTATAGCACTTATCAATGTATCAGCATTGCCACGTCCTAATTTCATAGCAATAGATGAGGGATGGGGTAGTTTAGATGCCGAACACATATCATCAGTCGCAAATTTATTTGATTATTTCCGAACCAAATTTGATTTTTCAATTATTATATCACACGTAGATACAATGCGTGATATGGTAGACAATTTAATCGAAGTAAATAAAATAAACGGATTTAGCCAGATTTCCCATGTTTGATATTTATATAAAAAGTATACTTGTCAATGGAACGCAAAGATGTAGTTTATAAAGGTTTAGAATTTATTCCAGTTTTTTATGAAGATAATTCTTTAACATCACCGGACTATTTTCAAATATCAGAATTTCCTATACGACTCACAGCAGGAAAAAATTTATTTAAACTTCGTGGCCATCCTACCAATTTACGTGTAGGCGGCGGATTGGGTATCGAAGTTTTAGATTATAACGGCGATCCTATATATACCGAAGTAGTAGATTTTATCGATGAAGATAAAAGTCGTGTTATTGCAATTTATATTTACGATGATACATCACCTGGTGATTGTACTATAACGTTAGTAGCAGAAGCATCGAATATACAAGGTACACCTACTCCGACAGATTGGCAAAATAAAGTTAATACCCGTTGGAAACGAACTGTGCCTGTAAACCCAATGGTAGCAAATGTTTCAGAAATAATATTTGAGAAATTACCAACGGTAACCGTAGCAGAACAAATTGGTGTTCAATTAGATCGGCAGTATGCAACTACACAATTTCCTACATATAATACCGGTACCATAAGATTCTTTTCATTTAATGGGCAACCAGCAATTGAATTAACAGGCGGTACATTTATTACTGATATGAAAACTGGGACTGTAACAGTAGCGTCCCCCGTAAATCCTTCGCCTACGCCGGCTTACCCGGTTGTTACAACGCCTTACGTGTCTACGGTAAGCAAGATATTAACTCCAACTACGGCTTTATTAGATAAAGAGTATACGGTGTATAGTAGCGAAAGTATATTTCCACATACATTTAATGCATTTGACAATAGTTCATATTCATTAACATATGAAGCAACACCAACATATGTTGAAACTGAAAACTCACAATCATTTGCATATATACAAATTGAAGGATTAGAACCAGCAACTGGAGATGTTAGTCGAACAAAAGTTTATACTAATAATAAAGGAACTGTTGGTACTTGGGAATTAGTTAACGATGTAGAATTAGAAGAAACAGAAATATTAGTTCCAAGCACATCTTCATTGCGGCCTGATGTTAGCATAGGAGAATTAAAATCACAAACTACAATTGACACATATTGGGAAGGTCATGTATATACTGGAAATATTGAAACTACAGCACCGTTAACTGCATCGAGTGTAACTGAATTAGATGCCGCTGTAAAAATTAGCAGTGGTGTAGATATTAGTCCTAATAATTATGTTGTAACATTTCAAAACAAAGATGCATACAACGGAGTGTTTATAAAAGACTCAGCATATAAAGTTACATTTGATGCATATGGAATAAAACAATCTTCAGATGATTTTGCAGACCCAGTTATTGCTGTATATATGTCAGGAAGTGCTTTTGATTATGATACAACTGATTTGTTCAATCAAGACCTACCAAAACAGTTAGGAAAACGTGTTGGTGAACTTCGGGTATCTGGCGAATCACAAATATTTGACAATCAAACATTTAGTTTTGATACAGACGCAACTGGCCATGGTAGCCTAATATTTGTAATAGAATCAGGACAATGGCAATTAGCAGACATACACGTAACAACAGATAATGATGTCGGATATACTCCTAATTATACCAGAATAAAAACATTTATAGAAACAACACATAAAATAGACAATCAGATATCGTTCAAAGTAGAATATTATAATGTCGATGGTGTTGCTAGCAAACAAATAACATATGTATATGACAAAGATTGGCTAGGTGGTAACCGTTATGTAGATGGTGATTTTTCCATGCTTACCGGATCTTTGTACATCGCTGACTCTTTGAATAGCGGTATAGCTTTAACAGGTAATGCCAGTACTGGATTTGTTAGATCATTGGGATATGATGGATTCGAATCAGGGTTCCCAGGGTTCTTGTTATGGAGTGGATCGGCACTAGCCGGACAAAATACTAAAGGTGGAGTTGCATATAGTGGCGTAGGATTAGAAATGTATGCCAATACTGCAAGTTATTTTAGATATGCAACCAATCCATCAGAAATAGATATTCGAACCGATAAATTCTTTTTTGGTAATCCTAGCTCGTCTTATATAAGTGGTAGTAATGGATTGATAGAAATTTCATCTAGTAATTTTATATTAACAGCAGAAGGAGATATTACAGCATCTAGCTTTATTGCAGTTCAAGGCGGAAACACATTGTTTGATACTAACAATGAATTTGTAGATGGGCAAAACATCGGCCGAATAGTTTATTTTGATCGCGATGAATATACATTTACTGGTAATTTAGAAACATCACCACAAACTGCATCACTATTTGAAACATTTATATTACCAGGCGAAACTAAATTGCAATTTTCATATACAACTGAATATGATAATAACGACGCTTCAACTGCCGAGGTACGAGGATATTTTTATATACAATCGTCAAGTATAAGTGCATCAAATTCTGCAGGTAATAATTATTATGATTCATGGAGTAATCCACACCTATTGAATACAAATTTTAAAACTTTAATTTCAAGTGTAGCATCAATCGGAAATCCTCCAGAAGGAGTTAGTAATACAATAGATATAACTGGGGCTAATTTAGAATTAGGTAACAATCAAGGTCGCTATGTTCGTGTTAGTTTAATTATAACAACAAATACTGGAGGCGGCGCTGGAAGTAGTGTGTTTAAACTGAAAGGCCAAGTTTGGAGAACGAGTAGATTAGTCGGAGGGGCTACAAGTCCACCGGCAAATATAGTAAGATAATATTTATATAAAATGAAAGAAACTACAGTACTATTTCCAGGCGGGTTTAAACCAATTACCGGTGCCCATTTAGCATTAGCTCAACGCTATGCAGAATCACCCAATGTAGAACGAGTAATTATGCTCATCGGTCCAAAAGAACGAGATAGTGTAAGTCGTGAAGATAGTGATGAAATATTCCGATTAATCAACACCAATCCTAAAATCGAACTTCGGCCAACCGATTTTAATAGTCCAATAATGGCCGCATATGAATTCTTATTTGCATTACCGCAAGATGAACAAGGAACATATGCGATGGCTGCATCTCGTAAAGGAGATGATTATGCCCGAACTATGAGTTTTGGGCCAAATGTAGAAAAATATAAAACTGTCGGAGATAAGAAAGGCCGAAAAATACCACCCGGAGTTGATATTAATCCAATGGAGGTTGATGTTGAACCATTAACATATGCAGATGGCCAACCAATATCTGCTAGCACAATTCGACAAGCGATTGTAAACAATGACTATGAAACATTCGCAGCATCATATCCTGGAACAAAAGAAGCCATATTAAAAAATATATGGCAAATGTTAAACGGAGTACAAGAAGCAACTTTTAGTAAAGAATGGTGGGGCAATGCATTAGCAGAAGATATAGAAGAAGTTATTGAAGGATATCAAACTCCAGACTTAGCAAATGCACATACTGCTAAAATGAAAAAATTAAGAAAATATCTAGATGCATCACAAGGTAAAGAATTTGCATATGATTTTAAGAAATTTAAAAAAACTGTGTTCGGCGTTAAATTAACCGAATCGGTATTACAAGAAAATTATATTACCAGATCAGAGTTATCACAAATTGAAGCAGCAGCAGATTCATTCTTTTCACAATATGGTATCGATATAGATATGCAAGGTCAATTTACACATTTCTTTGAACGATTAAATGACCCTAGAAATGACTCACCTATTAGTATGGATCAGTTGGAAGATATGTTTAGAAAATTAGCTCAAGAACATGGATCTAGAATACAAAGACAAATTGAACTAGAAAGACCGACAGCAGTAGCATCTGATTTAGAATCTGATATACATATGCCATTTATGTTAAAATGGGACGTTAAAAATAAAACTATAGATTTAATTCCTAGAACAATAAAAAAACAACGCAGAGATTGGCGAGTAAATAATCCTAATGATATACATTATAAATTATATGCAGAAGGAATGTTAACAGAAGGAGGAGCAGCCGGCCACATGAATCACCCATATGACTCTCACGGCTTAACTTTCAATGACATGAAAGAAATAGTCTCTAGAGCATTAGAAGGCCGTCTAGACATGGAACAAGCTGTTACTGAAAAGACAGACGGTCAAAACATTCAAGTAACATGGAAAAATGGACAACCTGGATTTGCTCGAGGAATGAAAACTAGAAAAGAACCACTTACACCTGCAGAAATTGTTGCAGAATTTGAAGCAAAATATCAAAAAGCAGTTGAATCAAATGGCGTTAAGGGAGCCGAAGGATATAAATTAGTAGTAAATGCATTCCGAGCGACTGCTGAAGATTTGACTGCATCATTAAATAAATTATCTGCAGAAACATTGCAACGAGTATTTAAAAATGGTCGTGTATTTGCTAACATGGAAATTATATATCCTGCTACAACCAATGTTATTGCTTATGAACAAGCCGTTCTTCAATTTCACAATTTAGTAGAATATGACGAAAACGGCAAAGTAATAGAAACTGATGTTACCGGTGGTACTATGCTTCAGAAAATTATACAAGATGCAAATGCACATATGCAAAATACATTTTCATTTATTCCACCCAATAAACTAAAATTAGGACGCATTGAAGATTTCGAAGATAAACAGTCTGCATTCTTTGCTGAAATAGATAGTTTAAAAAATCAATTCGGATTAAAAGAAACTGATGTTGTTTCCGAATATCATAAAGCATGGTGGAAAGATGTAATAAGTAAAAAAGCATCACAAATGGATTATGCAATCCCTGAAGATGTATTAGATTTGTTAACATACCGATGGGCTTTAAATGATAAATCTACTAATATTACTAAAATTAAAAAACTAATAGATAACGAACAATTTTCAGAATGGGTTGCTGCATTCGATAAAAAGGATTTCAGAGTATTTCAAAAACAAAACATAGAACCATTCGAATCTATATTTTTACGACTTGGCGCGGTAGTTTTGAAAAACATTAAAAATTATTTAGCAGTTTCACCCGATACCGCAGTAAAAAAAATTAAACAAGATTTATTAGCATTAATAAAAGAATTACAAACATCAGACAATCCTGCCACGCTTAAAAAATTAGAAACTGAACTTAAAAAAATAGAACGCATCGGTGGATTTGATAGTATAGTACCTATAGAAGGTATAGTATTTACTTATGGTGGCAATACTTATAAGTTAACTGGATCATTTGCACCAGTAAATCAAATATTAGGAGTGTTAAAATACGCAAGGTAATATTTATATATAAATAAAACGGATACACAATGGCAGAATCAAAACATAAGAGTAAGTGGAAAGCACCAAAAGACGATAAAAAGTCACAAAAACCTGATGCACGAAAAGATATCAAAGATTACGTTGGAAAAGATGACGTGCATGGTATGGTACCCGATCTAGTAAAAGGAGTACAACCATTGGTAGCAAGAAATATCAACGGTGAAGTGATTGACGATGTAGAAAACATGGTTCCTAAAATTAAAGATCGTATATATAAAGATGTAGAAGAAGGTAAATATTCTCCTGCAGATGCTCTTAAATTATTTAAAAAACTACAAATTGAAGATAGTGAAGGATATTTAAAAGCCATGGAAGATGGTGTATATGAAATATCAGAATCTATTAGTAAATTATCAGAATCACAAAAAGAAAAACTTGTAAGAAAATATATTCGAAATAAAATTGTTAAAGTATTACAAGAACAAGAAACCCCACCTGCAGAAGAACCATTACCTGCAACTGAGCTACCAACAGAAGCCCCTCCTGCAGAGCCAGTAGCCCCAATAGAACCAGCACCTGAGGCTGACGTAGATATTGATAGTGATGATGCTAAAACTGAAAAATTAAAAAACATAAAACAATCACCAGAATTATTTAGAGATTATCTAGAAATACACAAAGACAAAATGAATATTACTAAATTAGTAAAAGTTGGGTTAGATCCATTATTAGATTCATTGCAGTCATTAGACACAAAAGAACAACAATTGGCAATGCGAATGATGATTCAATCAATACAGCATTCAAAAAAAGATTATGCCAAAGCTGATTTAGACGACGATAAACAAACAACATAACATATGGGAAAAAACAAGTTACAAAACATTAAAGCCGTTCAACAAATGATTGACGGCAAACACAAGTTCCAAACCAAAAAAACAATTGGATTTACTGACGCCGATGCAACCAAGAAACGTAATGAAACTCACGATATTGGAGACGTCTGGGAAGATGTCGATGCCATTGGCAACATACACATCGTAGAACAATTTGATGGGTTTAGAACACGCAAACCAAAAAATTCAGAAGTACTAAGTAATGTTCGAGAAGAATTAAAATCATTTGCCAATTGTCCAAATGAAATATGTACGTGTGATCCGACATATCATCTAAATAAAAAGATGCGAGCAATCCACGGAATGTGTTTTGATTGTGTTATTGACATGGAACATGAATTAAAAAAACAAGGCAAATTTGAAGACTATGCTCACGAAAAGGTACGAGCAAATGCATTAGCATGGTTGAAAAAAGCAGAGCAAGACGTCGATATGTTACGAGAAGTATATACCACAACATCTAAATTAGTTATTAATGGCGATGGTGAAACTGATTCTTATGCCGCACAAATGACGCCGGAAGAATTTGATAAAAAAGTTACAACAGAATTTGAAAAATATAAAACAGATTTTTTAAATAAATTAAATAAACAGACAAATGGAGAAAACGATGAAACTTTGGAACATGATTAAACCGTATTGGAAATGGCTAGTAGGAGGCATACTTGGATTGGTTGCTATAATATCAGCAATCGGTAGTTTATTCACAAAACACACCAATAAAAAAATTCAAGAAAAAATTGATGGAAATGATAGAAAGCTTAATCGAGCAAAAGGTCAAGAAGATCAAATCAAACGACAAACTCGCCAAGTTAAATCAGAATTAAATGATCTTAAAGAGATAGTTAAAAAAACAAAAACAACAAAGCGAAAGCCAGCACCAAAAAAAGCAAAAAAGACAAGCACCGCAAAGAAAAATATTGTCTCCAAGACGAAAAGAACAAAATGAAAACGTTAATTTTTATATTATGTTTTCCAATACTTGGATTCGCCCAAACGTTAAATGATACATGTTTTACCAAACAACAAATACATAATATATCAGAAACATTGGATGAATTATATTATAGAGACTCTGTTAATAATGCTTTAATAATACAACAAGAATCAGTTATTATAAAACAAGATGAGGTCATTCGGTTAGATTCATTACACCTAGTATTCAAACAACAACAAGTAGAATTATTAGAATCTAACATAGAGTTATATGTTAAACAACAAAAGAAGCTACAACCTAAATGGTATAATCATAAAGTATTGTGGTTTGGTAGTGGAATCTTGACAACAATATTAACCGGTAAATTTATAGTAGAAGTAATTCAATAATGTCAAATCCGAGTATAAAAGAAATCATTCAACAACAGTACCAAATGTGTGCTGCTGATCCAGTTTTCTTTATGCGTCAATATTGTTATATTCAACATCCTAAACAAGGAAAGATTAAATTTAATCTATATGATTTTCAAGAGCAATCATTAACACAACTCAGAGACAATAGATACAGTGTTATTCTAAAATCTAGACAGTTAGGTATCTCAACACTATCAGCCGGCTTTGCTTTGTGGAGTATGTTGTTTCAAGAAGACTTTAACGTACTTGTTATTGCGACTACACAGGAAGTAGCAAAAAATCTTGTAACCAAAGTACGGGTAATGCATGATAATCTTCCTAGTTGGTTAAAGGGGACAATTGAAGCTGATAACAAATTATCTTTAAAATTTAAAAATGGTTCGCAAATTAAAGCTGTATCGTCTGCCACAACGGGAGCTCGATCAGAAGCATTATCATTATTAATAATAGATGAAGCCGCGTTTATACGAAACATTGAAGAAATATGGATAGCATCTCAAGCAACCCTATCAACTGGTGGTGGTGCTATAGTTTTATCAACTCCAAATGGAATTGGTAATTGGTTTCATAAAACTTGGGTAGATTCAGAAACCAATCCGCAAACTCAATGGTACAATATAAAGTTACATTGGACGGTACACCCAGACCGTACTCCAGTATGGCGTAACGAGCAAACCCAATTGTTGGGAGAACGAGGTGCCGCCCAAGAATGTGATTGTGATTTTGTTAGTTCAGGACATACAGTAGTCGACGGTAAAATACTTACGGAATACGAAGAAAAATGTATAGATCCTATAGAAAAACGAGGATTTGATAATGGGTATTGGATATGGGATTACCCAGACTACTCAAAAAATTATATGGTAATAGCTGATGTTGCCCGAGGCGATAGTGCTGACTGGTCCGCATTCCACGTTATCGAAGTAGAAACAATTACGCAGGTAGCTGAGTATAAAGGTAAAATTCCACCTAAAGATTTTGGAAATATGTTAGTTACAGTTGCCACGGAATGGAACAATGCATTACTAGCAATTGAAAATGCAAATATAGGCTGGGCTGCAATTCAACCGGCATTAGACAGAAACTATGAAAATTTGTTTTACACATATAAAGACGATGGTTATGTAGATGTTGATATCCAATTACAAAAAGGATATGACATGAAAGATAAATCTAAAATGGTTCCTGGCGTGTCGACAACTACTAGAACTAGACCATTAATGATCTCGGCACTAGAAATGTATATGCGTGAAAATACGCCTATTATACGCAGTAAACGACTCATACAAGAACTATATGTCTTTATCTGGTTAAATGGTAAAGCACAATCACAAAATGGTTATAACGACGATTTAGTAATGGCATTCTGTATCGGATTATGGCTACGAGATACATCGTTAAAATTAAGACAACAAGGAATTGATTTAAATAAACGAGCATTATCGCAATTTCAAAAAACTGACAATGTTATATATACCGGAAACAACCGACCTAGAGATAGCGGGTGGGATTGGCATAATGGCCAAAATGATGAAGGTTTAACCTGGCTATTGTAAAATTTGCTTGGATCTTTAACATGTTATATTTATAATAAAAGAAATACTATATGGCTTCTTTAAGAAAACGTCTGCAAAATCTATTTAGCACCAATGTAATTGTTCGTGTTATTGGTAAAGACAGACTAAAAATAATTGATACTAATAAATTACAATCAGTTGGAAATTTATCTCATACTAAATTAACAGACAGATATACTCGATTACATGGGTCGAATAAACATAAAATCGGTGGTATGACCGGTGGGTATGACTCTAACTATTATATGCATCAAAATCGTATACAATTGTATACTGATTATGAAATGATGGATCGAGACCCAATTATACATTCGGCATTAGATATATATTCAGATGAATCTACATTGGAAGATCAGTTCGGTGATATATTAACTATTAAAACTAATAACACCAAGATACAAAAAATACTTTATAATTTATATTACGACATATTAAACATTGACTTTAATATGTGGGCATGGATTCGTAACATAACAAAGTATGGTGATTTCTTTTTAAAGCTCGATATTGCCGACGAAATTGGAATAATCAATGCTCGACCACTATCAAGTTATGAAATTGAACGTTATGAAGAATATGACGAAGCTACTGGGGAGTATGATATTAAATTTAAACATATTGCTGGCTATGATGAGCACTATGAGGTATTTGAAATTGCACATTTTCGATTATTATCCGACTCAAACTTTTTACCATATGGTCGTTCAATGCTTGAAGGTGCACGGCAAGAATTTCAAAAGTTAACAATGCTTGAGGACGCTATGCTTATTCACAGAATAATGCGAGCTCCAGAAAAACGAATTTTTAAGATTGATATTGGTAATATACCACCAAATGAAGTCGACACGTTTATGGAACAAATCATTAACAAAATGAAAAAAATTCCACACGTTGATCAGCAAACTGGTAATTACAATCTCAAGTTTAATCTTAATAATATGCTTGAAGATTACTTCTTACCAGTGCGTGGCGGTAACTCAACAACAGAGATAGACACACTGCCTGGTATGACCTGGACTGGTACTGATGATATTGAATATGTTAAAAATAAAATGATGGCAGCACTTAAGATACCAAAGCCATTTTTAGGATTTGGAGAAGGTGTAGAAGGTAAAACTACATTGGCTTCAATGGATATCCGATTTGCTAGAACAATTGAAAGAATTCAAAAAATAGTAGTTAGTGAATTATATAAAATTGGAATTATTCATTTAGCAACACAAGGCTATGAAGGCGAAGATTTAGTTGGTTTTGACCTAGCATTGACGTCACCATCTATAATTTACGATCAGCAAAAGGTAGCATTATTGAATGAAAAAATCAATTTGGCTAACACAATGAAAGACAGTAAATTAGTCTCTGATAAATACATATACGAGTTTATATTTAATATGTCCGAAGAACAATGGCTTCAAGAGCGAGTCAATGTGATTGAAGATCTTAAATTAAGATTCCGTCAAAATCAAATTGAACAAGAAGGCAATGACCCTACGATAACTGGTGCGTCATATGGTACTCCACACGACTTAGCATCGATGCATATGAGCTCCGATGAAGTTGAAGAAAAAGACCCAGGCGGCCGTCCTAAGGAAGGAATAAAGTTCGGCCAACATGCAAATGCATTTGGATGGGATCCAACCGGCAAGAAAACAATAGACCAGGAATTTAACCCAGAAAATTTAAAAACAGCATTCCAACCTGATCCTACTAAACGTAGACAGATGACAATGACAACTGAATCACAATCTGTTTTAAACCATTTTAAAAAACTAAACAAATCTAAAAAAATTATAACGGAAACATTAAAATCAGCATCATCTGATACTGATTCAGGAACAATGTTAGATGAAAACAATATTTTATAGATTCGTCCATATTTATTAATAAAAAAACTACTGGCGCCAGTATGAAAAAATTAAAACATTCTAAATATAAAAACACCGGCATAATTTTCGAGATGCTTATAAGAAAATTAACATCGGAAACAATGTCGTCTGACAAAACCGTGACCATTGATATAATTAAAAAATATTTTGGCAAGAATACAGAGTTAGCCAAAGAACTTCAATTATATAACACGATAATCAAAGAACAATATAAATCAGAAGCCCGGGCATTAGATTATATTAGAACTGTTAGAGAATCATATCAACATCTAAATCAAAGTGTATTAAAACGACAACGGTATAATCTTATTAAAGAGATCTCCGAAAATTTTGTTTTTGAACATGTATCAAAAATACATATTAATAATTACAAAGCGTTGGCATCGATATACATGTTATTTGAATATAAAGATTCAGATAATCCTAAACGATTAATGGAATGTAAAAATGTAGTATTAGAACATACTCTAGCAATTGAGAAAAACGTTCCCGTACAAGATACCGTTATTGAAACGTTTTCTAAACAAGAAAAAGATATTAGATTATTAACATATAAAATAATGATTGATAAATTTAATAATAAGTATTCAGTCTTATCTGAATCACAAAAACAATTGTTAAATAAATATATTACCAATGTTAATGATACTGAAGCATTGCGAGAATATGTTAGTGATGTTATCCCAACGTTGAAATCCCGGTTAGCTGAACAATCTAAACACATAACAGATAAAGTAACAAAAATTAAAGTACAACGACTTTCAGAAATGCTTTGTAATGTTGAAACCATGAAACGATTAAATGAATCTCACATTGTATCTTTAATGCGGTACATGGATTTAGTAGACGAATTAAATAGGGTACATAAATGAAATCATTCTTAAAACAAATAGACGAAAATTTTAAACGCCTAGACGAAAAAGATTGGGATGGTGATGGCAATCAAGAATCTGATACTGACGAATATATGGGGGTAAAAGATAAAGCCATTAAAAATTCATTGAAAATGGAGGACAGTGATTTCGAATTTAAAACTTGTGATAATTGTTCAGGTAAATTAACACCACACGTTAAAGAAGACTGTCAACGATGTGCAAAACATGAATCAGCAAAACCTGATTATTTAGATTTCGATAAAGATGGAGATACCGATGAACCAATGAAAGATGCATTAGCAGAAGATGGTGAAATTGTTGAACATACAATTACATTTACTGACGCCGATATGAAATCGTTCCACAAAACGGGTAAAGTAATAAAAAAAGATCCAGACGGCAAAGAGCATACATATGTATACAAGAATAAAGATATAGACGAAATGTCAACATCTGCAGGAGCTGGGTCATATAACACCCCAAAAGCTTTTGCCCCAACAACAAACAATAAAAATGCTACTGCCAGTACTGGAATGAATATAGCACCGAAAACATCACTTCATACCGAATATGATCTTGTACAAGAAGCTATGGATAGTAAATATGAACACCTTATTGAAGGGTATCGTACATTTGCTTTAGGAAAGTCGAATTCAACTCCTAATCAAACTGTTAATTCATCTATTCGAGAAGTAGCTAAAAAATTAAAAGAAATTGAAGAGACTATTAGATATACAGGACGATTAAAAACCGAATCAGGTATATCACATTCTGGATTTACGGAAGGAACTAGATCGGCTTTAAATAAAATATCACATAGATTAATAAAAATATCAGAGCGCGTTAGAGCATTAGGAGAGTAGGATATGTCAAAGCCATTATTAGTAGAATATATGCAATTTAATCCAATTGGTTCACTTAACGAATCCAATGGTGCAAAATATGGAATACCAGGCGGATTTGTAGTGCAAGGTATATTGCAACGGTCCGAAGCTAAAAACCACAACGGTAGAGTATATCCTAAAAGTATTTTAATGCGGGAATGTCAACGTTACCAAAAAGAATATATAGATCAAAACCGAGCACTCGGCGAATTAGATCATCCAGAGTCTAGTGTTGTTAACTTAAACAATGTATCCCATAATGTTTTAAAAATATGGTGGGAAGGTGATGATTTAAAAGGCGTAGTACAAGTATTAGATACACCATCGGGTAAAATATTAAAGTCATTGTTTAAGGAAGGTATCACATTAGGAATATCTAGTAGAGGCTTAGGCAGTGTAAAAGAGCTGCGTAACGAAGGCGTAGTTGAAGTTCAAGATGATTTTGAATTGATTTGTTGGGACTTTGTTAGTAATCCATCGACGCAAGGTGCATTTATGGGAATGATGAAAGAATCAGTTAATAAAACAATAACAAATAAATACGGTAATGTAAATGACATAATCACATCGATACTATGTGAAGATGGAAAATGTAGGATATAAATTATGATGAAATTTGAAGCAAAAAATTTAAATGCAATACGAGATTTACTCTATGAGCAAAACATAAAAAAAGAAACTGTGTTTGGAGATGAACCAACACCATTGACGACTGAACAAAAAAGACAATTTGTAGAAGCATGTAAAACATTTTCACATATGGGTGAATCTGTATATGGATCCGGTAAACTTACCGAGATTGTAGAACGAATTTCAAGCATAGTAGAAACAGCATCTCAACTTGTAACAGAAGAAGGCGAAATGGTAGACAGCATAAGCGCTACTCGTCAAATGAAAGGAACAAAAGAAGCTTTAAAGGAATTTCAAAAGTCTGCAAATGAAGTAATGATCCACGAACGTAGAATGGCAGCAGCATTTGAAGATATCGCAGAAGGTATTCAAAAATATTTCGACGTAGGATAATTTGGACGTTTGAATATTTATTTATATAATATAAAAGAATGATAATGAGTAAGTTTAAAAAATTGTATCGAGACTTTTTTAGTTTAAAAGAAGCTTCTGCAGAACAACAAGCTGACTATAATGTTGAATTAGAAAAAACTAAAGAACTAATGCAACAAGTAAGTGATACAGCAAAAGACGCTGGTTTAACAGAAACTGAACTAGACGAAGCTCAATTAGTAAATAACCTAACAGATTATAATGGACATGTTATATATCAATTACGTGACCCACAAGAATCTAATGCCGTAGCCAAAGACATTCAACGATGGACTACTAAAAAAGGATTTACTATCATTGCTCACAAAAAATCAAAAACAGGACGCACCGGATATTTTTATTTCCGCATAGGAGAAGACCCAGGCAGCGAATCACAAAAGATTCAAGGCTATTTTGCACAACTTCCAGAATTAACTAAGTTTGCATTTAAAAAACCAGGAGCATCTGCACCAGCTCCACAAATGGCACCACGCAGAAAACAATTTAGAAAAATTTAAAACCAGTTATATGAACAAAAAAGAAAAACACCACAACAGCATCATTAGCGGTGCATCATCGTCTATTAGAGTAGTAGGCAAAGACATTGGATTTGCATTACGAGCATTTAAAGCAAAAGTAAAACACATGGGTGTTTTAGACTCAATTAAAGAAAATCGAACATTTTCGAAACCTAGTGTAAAACGACGAGCTCAACTTATCAATGCAAAATATATGCAAAAGATTCGAGATATACATCAATACGATTAATATATAAATAACATTAATTTAAGTCCTAGCAGAAATGTTAGGGCTTTTTTACTGTTTTTATACTAGCCTTATATTTATATTGGAAATACGCTATTTTATATATAGTGTCTATAAAAAACAAATTCTATTAAGATTTCAAATAATCTTATTTCCAAAAACAAATTTAAGGAGAAAACAAATGGCAAAATCAGATTTGCTAAAAGAAGCAATTGCGGATGCTAAAGCTGTTAAAGAAACTGCATTAGCCAACGCAAAAATTGCATTACAAGAAGCTTTCCATCCTAGAATGCAAAGTATGATGTCAGCTAAGATATCCGAAGAACTCGATGAGCAAGACGATGAAATGGACTTAGATGCAGAATTAGCCGGCGATGAAATGCCAGTTGATGACATGGCACCAGCAGGTGACGACATGGCAATGGATGATATGGGTGACGAAGGCGAAGCGATGGATGTTGGTGATCTAGAACTAGATACCGATATGGATGGGGAAATTGACTTTACTGGTGACATTATGTCAAAACCAGGAATGGAAGCAGAACCAGAAATGGAACCGGGTATGGATGATATGGGTGATGTACCTGTAGATGACATGGAAGGCGACGCAGGAATGGGTGACGATATGGGTGACGATTTAGGCATCGAAGAAATCATTAGAGAGTTAGAAGAAGATTTAGAAGCAGAAGGTATGCGAGGAAATCCTATTAACGCTGAAGAAGACGAACCAGTAATGGAAAATTATTCCGAAGAAGATACTGGTATCGACAAAGGCGAAGTTTTAGAAAACAAATCTATTGACGAACTTATCGAAGCAATCTTAGCTGAAGAGGAAGACGAAGAAGAAAAAGAAGACGACAAAAAAGAAGAAAAAGAAGAAATTAGCGAAGTAAAAGCTGATCTCGAAGAAGCTTACCGTACGGTTAAACATCTTCAATCAGTAATCAACGAAGTT